TAACAAAAGAGCAGCTTCCGAAGAAACTGCTCTTTCTAAAACATATTTATTTAATTTTTTACATCGCTAATTGCATAGGGTATAACTCCCACTTACCATTAGGATATTTAGTTACATTATCCATGACAATCTTATGTACTTCTTCCAAACTTCCCACATTTTCATCAATATGAATCACTTTACCACCCAAAATTGAAATTTCCTCACAGATTACATTAAAGTAACATCTTTCCATACTTATTCCTCCTCATTTAGATATACAAAATAACTCGTATATATCAACTTTAAGGACACGAGATAATGTGATTGCATTAGTAAGAAGTATATCACTTGTATTATCATTTTCTATTTTGTTAATAGCCGCAACCGATAAGCCGGTAAGTCTTGATAGCTCTTGTAATGTGAACCCTCTTTGATTCCTGTAATACCACACCTTGTTCTTCATAATGTTAATATGTACAAATGTATTTTATTTATGTACTATATTATAATATGAGTAATTTTTACTGTGGCAGAAATATTTAATCATCCTTAATTGGCAAGCTTAATACTTCTGGTTTCAATTTTTCGCACTTTATATATTTCCACTTGTATTTATATTGTGTTGTATTTAATTCTCCAACACAATTCTTATAAATTAATTGGTAATTAATTCCAGTTTTTTCTTCTGCCTCATATATTGATACAAAAGTTGCTAATGGATTATTATTTAAATCATATTGTATAACAGGTCGGTGAGAATGTTTTGCATATTTATTAAGTCTTATGTAAAAGTCCAAGTTTTCAATATCGTTTTCATACAGCCAAATATGATTTTTGTAAGAAAAACTTTTATGAGTGCAACAATCGTTTACTCTGTTTTTATTATATTCAGATGGTAAAAATGATGAATTTGCATATATCTCTATTAGATTTCCATTTAATTCATATTGAAAAATCTTATTTGGTAATTTATATGGTGAGATTTTATTTGAAAAATAATCAGTCCAAAGATAGTTATATGCCATATGAGTTTTTGAATTTAATGCTCTTTGAATATCCCCAGTATTATTTATTCCAATAGAATTTCCTGCATCCTTAATACACTT